GGATTGGCGCATGTTGGCTTAGCGTCGGGCTGTAGTGGCATTAAATGTACATCTCCTTGATCTTGGTGCGAATGACGTGAAGATCTTCACCACCGATACGGCCCAATTTATCGTTTATCTCTTGCTGTTTATTGATAATTTCCATTACATCTTTGATAGCTCTGTCGTACCCTTGTTGGAACGCTAGTTCCTTTGCTACGTCGATCGTATATTGCGTATGGTGGTCAGTTGTGATAACTGTACCTGGCTGGCCATTGCTGCCAGTAAGCAGGTTATACGCGTGAGCTGCAAAATTGCTTGTCTCGTAATCGCTCATGATAATGCCCTTATCCCTATGCTAAATCGGCAAGCCTTGCGCTCACCTAGTCTTAAAATACAGAATAGGCGCGAGAGTGTCAAGCCCCCGCGCCTATATCTTGTTAGATCTTGTGTTCTGGATCTATTTACCTGCCCATGTCCTGGTGAGCTGCTGCAACCCTTGCACCGTGAGCGGCGCATTAGCCGCTGGCGTAAGCTCGTAGCACGATAAGCAGATATTGCCAGGGAATAGGCTGTACTTATGCGTAGCCTTGCGGCAATTAGTGCATGACACGTAATCGTCTAGGTTCATGGCTTAGATCCATTCCTGCTTGAGAATATAGCCAGCGCGGTCCTGGCCATGAAATAGCACGCTGGAAAGGTTATACACTAGGTGGAAACCCATATCCATGCCGCAACCATTCACGCGGATAGCGCGGTTATTGTTACGCTCAATTAAGCGGTTATTCATAGCAGCTGCGGCGTAGTAGGTGATATCGCTAATGCTTCCGTCGCTATCTGCTATTACCAGAGATATATCCCTAGACATGCCGCTGGATGAGACATGGCGCAAGATCGTGTAGACGCGGCTACCTTCACTTACATAATGGGTAAGTAGTTGCTCGCAAGCATAGTCTCGATCCTGGCGAGCTTGTGCAGCATTGCTAAGTGTTGAAGTTGTCATGGTACTAGTCCTATCTAGTTAGTATTAGGTGACCGATTAGCCGCCTACCGCCTACCCTTAGCCTTAATGGCTAAGGATAAGCTGTAAGGATCTAAGCGTTAGGTACGCGCATGGGCATAAGTAGCAGCTGCCAGCGAATATCCCCCGCTAACGTCTCGCATAGTAGCGGCTTAGTCGCGCCATTTGTGCGAATGATTAGCGGGACGTCCTTATCAATTCCAGGAACCTTAGCCATGTCCGCGAGATATTGCGGGTTAACACCAATGGTGTCGGCGGGGCTAAATTCTGTCGGGATTAGGTGCTCATAGGCTGGAAAGTTACCTTGCCAGGATAAGAACTGGACGTTGCCATCGATGGTGTTAACCGTAACCTTGTCACCTTCGATCCAGAAAGTTACGCGAGGATTGATTACGCGCTTACCCGTTAATGGCTTGATATGGTTGCGGATCTTCGCTATATCTTCGCGTAAGATAAGAATATCGAATGCATCGATAGAGTGTACGGGATTATCCTTCTCAATTGTCTCATGCTGTACGCGGCCGATGAATAGGCGATAGCGATCTGTCGCCGCGGCAGTGATTACGCCATCGGCGCTGGTAAGCTTAACGCATGTAAGCAGTGGCAGGGCCTTATCTTTACCAGCTGCAATTAATGCGCCACTAAGTAGATCATCAAGCAGCGCTGCATTCATGGTGAAATGAGCGGTAATCGTGTCGGATGTTGCAGTGTTGTTTAGTGTTGTATTCATTTCATAGTCCTATCTATGGTTAGCGCTTAGACGATCTAAGCTGCTACAGATAACCCTGGCACTAGTCCAGGATTACCTGTAACGGATTAGAGTACTGCTAGGCAGAATGAGAATACAGTAAATGCGGCCAAAAGTACAATAGTCCAGAATATGGCGCGGACAACTGTACGCGTTACGTAATATGAGCGAGAATGAGCCATTATGCCGCCGCCAGGATCTTGCGGGAAGAATGATCATAATAGCCATCAATTCTGCATACAGTGCAGTAATAGTATCCTGGAATATCCGCGGCAGATACATGCCAGGTGTGATCGCATAATTTTGGTGTATTGATTATCTCCATGAGCTGGCGATACTGCTCACGCTTATCATAGTCCGCATGGTATTGCTGCCACTGCTGGACCGTACTATCCTGGCCGAATGCGATCTTATACGCGGCGAAACTGCTAATGTAATATTCAATAGCTGCTGGCGCATATTCTAAGCCAGCGATCCTAGCGTATTCTGGATCTTGCAATAATTCTTGCTTGATCTGCTCACGTGTCATGGAATTAGTCCTATCTAATCGGGTGAGCTTGTACTCACACCATGAAAGATACGCCGATCAGACACGCGTGTCAAATCTATTCTGCAAGTAATTTAGATAACAATTAGATAACGATTATTCGCTGCCATATGGCATATCTTGCCAGCTTATGGCCAGGATATATCCGTCATCATGCCCCCGATATGTCCAGGTAATGGCTGGATAATGGCTGGATAGCGCTAGATATTGCTGGATGGACAGTCACCCATCATTCATCGCAACACCTAATAATTCTTTTATATATCGTTACATATTGATATATATAAATATATCGTAACCCATTCCCCGACATTTCTCAGCAAAATTCTGTATCGCTTGCCTACATCGACAATTCGCTAGGCCATACAGCGATCAAAATCAACAGAAAATAATCTTTCATCGACCCTAGGGTTTTAAGTTTTGGTTGGGCATATATGTAACTATCAACCCAATTATTTTTTCTAAATATAAGCTCTGACCAGCACTTTTATATAATGTGAGCAACATCACACGCCCCGATGCGGGACAAACGCGATATTTCCCACCTTAGTATATATAGAGGGTTTAATTAACCTAACCCTCATATGCAGGCGGTTTCACCGCCGCTATGTATATATCACCATATGCCGAGGCTTCGCCGCGGCGGTTATTATTGCCATCGGCGGCGCACCGCGCCACCCATAGGTTATTTCCATAGGGATTACCACAGGCCCCGCTTCGCGGTGCTGTATCAACCACAGGTTTAAAGGCGGGTGTAGTGTATGGCCAAGCCATCGGCTAACAAATACAAAATCGCGCCTGACTCGACCATCTCGGCCAGTCAGGCCAAGCAGACGATAGTTGAGATGGTAACAAAAGGATTTTCCATCGCGGACAGCGTCCGCGCTACAGGCAAATCCATAAAATCATATGAGTACTATCGCGCCTCTGACGCGCAATTTAAAGAGGCGATTGATTTAGCTCGCGCTGTTCAGCGCAGAGATGGTGTTATCTCCGAAGAGGATGCTGGGATCACCTTTGAGGAATTTCGGGCTAAGTTCCTCAACTCCAAAACCTTTGACCATCAGCGCAACATTATCTCGATGCTTGAGGATGGTAAGCCAGCCTTTCTCCATCCGAGCATGAAGTACGAAGAAGGCTTTCCGAATTACGTCCTAGTGAACATGCCACCTGAGCATGCCAAGTCGATGACAGTCTCAATTGACTACATCACCTATCGGATCTGTATCGATCCGAATATCCGTATCAAGATTGTCTCAAAGACCTTGACTATGGCTAAAGACTTTCTTTACGCTGTTAAGCAGCGTTTGACCCAGCCAGCCTATGCTGAGCTACAGCGCCGCTACGCGCCTGCTGATGGCTATAAAGAAGCAGCTGACAAGTGGACCCAAGACGCTATCTACCTTGAACGCGATTCGGGCGAAAAAGATCCTACGCTCCAGGCGCTAGGTATTGGCGGTCAGATCTATGGTGCTCGTGCCGACTTAATCGTTCTTGATGACTGCGTCACCTTGGCTAACGCCAATGAGTACGAGAAGCAGATCCGTTGGATCCAGCAGGAAGTTTTGACCCGTGTCGGTCCAACAGGAAAGATCTTGGTCGTCGGTACTCGCGTAGATCCAGTGGACTTATATCGCGAGATGCGCAACCCAGATCGTTATCCTGATGGCTCATCGCCTTGGACATACTTGGCTATGCCAGCTGTTCTTGAGTTTGCCGATGATCCAAAGGATTGGAAAACCCTCTGGCCACGCTCTGACAAGCCTTGGCTCGGAGATGATGCAAACATAGGCGAAGATGGATTGTATCCCCGCTGGGACGGTCCTAACCTTCGTAAACGTCGTGGTGTGCTTGACCCTAAAACTTGGGCGATGGTTTACCAGCAGCAGGATGTAGATAGCGAGGCTGTCTTTTCCCCTGAAGCTGTTCGCGGCTCCGTCTCTGGGATGCGCGCCATTGGCCCGCTTATTGCAGGAGCACCTGGTCATCCGCAGATCCTTAACGGCGGTTCGTACACTATCTGCTCAATGGACCCAGCCATGTCGGGAGATACATTCTCGATTGCTTATGCTGGCGACAAGACAACCCAGAAGCGCTACATCTTGGAAGCAAGCCGCATGCCTGCTCCAACACCACAGCGTATTCGTGAGTTGATTTTTGAGTGGACTGAGAAGTACAAGCCATCAGTCTGGGTTATTGAGAAGAACGCTTTCCAGTTGTTCCTTACTCAAGATGAAGAGATTAACCGCTTCCTTGCATCTCGCGGTATTCGCCTTGTTCAGCATTACACAGGCGCTAACAAGATGGATGCAGAGTTTGGCGTAGCCTCAATGGCTCCGCTCTTTGGAATGGTTGACAAACTTGGTAATCACGTCAAGGGAAGCAACCTTATAGATTTGCCACGGTCCGACAATGAAGGCATAAAATCATTGATCGAACAGCTCATTACTTGGTCCGCTGGCACAAAAAATAAACAAGATGGTTGCATGGCTCTCTGGTTTGCAGAGACTCAGATGCGCGACTATATCAACCAAGCTGGAGCATATGGTGGCTCCTTTATTAAAAATCCGTTCCAGACCCGTGACC